ATAACGCCTATTGCTAGCAAGCATTGTTTTAAATCTTCGTTCATTAGTTTAGCTCCTTAGATTGATTGTTTATAGTACCGAACATAACACCTAGTCTTTTCATTAGAGGTTTATAAGATTTAATAATTCTTACACCTTCTGCGCAGTAATGAAAATATTTACTACCTTTATCTTTTAACAAAGGAACTTTATTCTTAATGAACTGTTTATGAATAAATATCTTTTGTTTAATAGTGGCGTCTCTAAGGTAGTGTCTATAGTCATGATGCCAAAAATAAGCCAAGCCAAAATATTTATGAGTACCAATATTTGATTTGTCTATTTTCTGCAGCTGATTAAAATTATCAAGATTTAATTGCATTTGATAATTTCCATAATCAGTCATGGCGTCATTTACATTTTTATAGAACTTAGAACGGAACTGAGTTTTTATCATTAGTTTATATCTCCGGTTAATTGTTATGATAGTTTTTTAACTATCCCATAACCCTAAAATAAGGGTTATGAGTTAATTAACTTTAAGCAGCTTCGCTAAATAGTTTTTTTCTTCTTTCTTCAAAAATTAATTTAAGAGCATTTGGCATAGCTTCTGGATATTGATTTCCCATTTCTAAGCATCTAGCTTCTAAAATAATTTTAGGTTTTTTAATTGGACTGTCTGTATATTCTAATTTTTCAACATAGACATCAACCCAATTATGATTATTACTAAAATCAAAAGTATATAAATACTCTATATCACCATGCTGACTTGATGTGAGTTCATATATCTTTTGGGCAGGCACCATTTGATTTGCTTCGTATTTTTCATTTAAAAGATTTTCTAAAAAGTTATCAGCGTTTTTAGAATGAATTAAATTACAAGCAAGATTATATCCGGTTTCAGATAAATAGCCGTCATGGTGTCTGTATAACCAGATATTTGTGTTGTACATTTTTATATTTATATTGCATCTAGTACCCATTGTTTTATCTCCGTAGTTATTGTTAATGATTTGGAGTAAATCACAGCGTACACATTAAGTCAACACATCTAAACAAATTATTTAATATACTTATCAACAAGAACATAATAGGAACAACACATGGCGAATAAAACAAAATATACAGAAGTACTTTTTGACCAAATATGTCAGGAGCTGGCAGAAGGTCAATCAATCAGAGAAGTGTTAAACACTAAAGAGAGACCAGAGCGTCCAACTTGGGAGTGCTTTAGACAATGGATAAATAAATACCCAGAACGCAGAGAGAAATATACTCAAGCAAAACAGGATGGATGCGAATATCTACTGGCTAATGCTGAAGAGTACATAAATAAAAGTATTAATAAATCACAGAACGAAACAGACAAGAACTTAAGACCGGACTTAGCACAGACACACTTAATCAAAGCATATTTAGATTTAGCAAAGTGGAAGAGTGAGAGAATAGCTTCAAAAGTATATGCTAAAAAGGACAATTTAAGCTTATCTGGGAACAATAAAGACCCAATTATCATTAAGTGGCAAGATTAATTATTAGTTGTTTTTTAATTAAAGCTGTTGATTTGATTGGATAGTTGGAAGATAATTGCAAAGTTCAGACACAACGTTGCACATACAACTTATAAGCTAACAACCTTATTACTATTGATAACCCAGAATTATCGTTAGCAACCTATAATAGAATATCTACGCTGTTGACAGAAAGTTCTGATAACGCACAATTATCGGAAATGCAGCATAGGTTGTATTGCGCCAGGCAAGCTAGCTTTCTTACGTTTTACAAGGCAAATATGGGGGGTTTTGTTTAGACCCTACCCCCAAAGCAATTTCCGGCGGCGTCAATATAACGTTAGAAGGTACACACATACAAACTACAAAAACCCAAATGAAAAACCCTAAATACAAAGCGCTAGTAATGGTTGATGAAGTTACCAACTCAGTAATCGTTATGTTCAATGGCTTTGAAGATTACGAAGATGCTTGGAGTTTTAGTCAGCACATTACAGAAGAATTAGAACTAGATAAGATACCAGTTGCTAAACCCTTGACTGTCCATTAAGGATAGGGGGGTTTTATTTAAAAATGCCAATATTTGAGATTCCATACAAGCCAAGAGAACTGCAAAAAAAATTGCATGATAATATCTCTAAGCACCGATTCTCCGTATTGGTCTTGCACCGAAGAGCAGGTAAGACTGTGATGTGTATTAATCACATGATTAGAGATGCGATGTACACCAAGAAGCCAAACTCTAGGTACGCATTTATCTCTCCTACTTTCAAACAAGGTAAAGCAACAGCTTGGGATTACATCAAAACTTTTGCTGGCAAGATACCAAGTGTTAAGTTTAACGAATCAGAATTAAGAGCTGACTTTCCAAATGGCGCAAGGATTACAATTCTTGGCGCTGAGAATGACCAGGCATTAAGAGGTATATTTTTAGATGGTTGTGTTTTAGATGAAACGCAAAGCATTGCACCAAATCTATTTCCTGAAATCATAAGACCAGCTTTGGCAGATAGGAAGGGTTGGTGTGTATTTATTGGAACGCCAAAAGGCAAAAATTATTTTTTTGAATTATACCAATACGCCCAAAAGACAGAAGGTTGGTATTCATCAATACACAAAGCATCTGAAACAAAGATACTAGATGATGATGAATTAAAAGCTGCAAAGTCAATCATGTCTGAGGATTTGTTTGAACAGGAATTTGAATGTTCTTTTCAAGCTGCAATAACAGGTTCTTACTATGGAGCTATTATTGAGAACTTAGAAAAGACAAATAGAGTTATAGAAAATTTATACGACAAAGCGCTGCCGGTTGAAACATGGTGGGATTTAGGAATGAATGATTCTACTGTGATTTGGTTTGCACAGCGACACAAAGGTGAAATAAGATTAATAGATTTTTACGAAAACGCCGGCGAAGGATTAGACCACTACGCTAATATTATTGAAAGCAAGGGTTATAAGTATTCAAGACATATTGCTCCACATGATATCAAGGTTAGAGAACTAGGGGCTTATGGAAAATCAAGGTTGGAAACTGCCTTAGAATTAGGTATAGCATTTGAGGTTGCGCCGAAACTATCTTTAGAAGATGGTATTGAAGCGGTTAGAAAAGTATTACCTAACTGTTGGTTTGACAAAAACAAATGCCATTATGGTATGGAATGTTTAAAGTCATATCAGAAGAAATGGGATGATAACAACCAATGCTTTAGGAATAGACCCATACACAATTTCGCAAGCCATGCCGCAGACGCTTTAAGAACAGGTGTTGTGGGTTACGGAATTGAGATGACAAACTGGAAAAAAAAGATAGAAGTAAATACGAATTATATTATTTAATATGGCAAAATTATCAGACACAGAAATTAAAGCAATTCTTAATGCAGAAATTAATGGAGCATTAGGTTATCTTGGTGGTCAATTATCTGAGCAAAGAAAAAAATCTATTGAATATTATCTAGGAGAAAAACTAGGAACTGAAATAGATGGTCGCTCACAAGTTGTCTCTACTGACGTTGCAGATACAATTGAAACTATACTTCCAAATCTTCTTAGAATTTTTACAGCATCTGACAGAACGGTTGTTTGCGAACCAGTAAAAGCAGAAGATGTTGCTCTTGCTGAACAAGCAACAAATTATATTAATTATATTTTTAATAAAGATAATCCAGGTTTTACAATTTTATATAGCTGGTTCAAAGATGCTCTTTTAGAAAAAAATGGTATCGTTAAAGTTTATTGGGAAGAGACAAAAAAATACGAACATGAAACTTACGAAGATTTAAACGAAGATTCTTACCAAGCAATTATTAATGATAAGAATGTAGAAGTTCTTGAACACATTGAAGAAGAAGATGAATCTCAAGATGAACAAATAAAAGCGCTAGAAGCAATTGCTGCGCAACAAGGTCAAGCTTTAAATTTACCAAGACCAAAACTTCATAGCATTAAAATAAGACGACACTCAGATGAAGGTAGAGTTAAAATTGAAAACGTACCACCAGAAGAATTTTTAATACAAAGAAACGCTAAGACAATTCAAGATGCTAATTTTGTAGCTCATAGAACTACAAAAACTAGAACTGAATTAATTCAAATGGGTTATGACAAAGATGTTATCTCTGCATTACCTCACTCACAAGAAATTATTTTTAACTCTGAAAAACTAACTAGGTATTCTGATATAGACGAATATCCTTTTGCTTCATCACCTGACTCTTCTACAGATGCAATTGATGTTTTTGAATGTTATGTAAGATTAGACTTTGATGGAGATGGTCTTGCAGAATTAAGAAAGATTACAGTTATAGGAGATACTGCAGATAATATTTTAGAAAACGTTGAAGTAGATTCTATTCCTTTCTGTTCATTAACTCCAATACCAATGCCACATAGATTTTATGGCAGATCAGTTTCTGAATTAGTACAAGATATTCAATTAATTAAATCTACAGTTTTAAGACAGTTGTTAGATAATATGTATCTGACAAATAATAATCGTATTGCGATTATGGATGGAATGGTAAATCTTGATGATTTACTAACAGCTAGACCAGGCGGAGTTGTAAGAACAAAACAACCACCTTCTCAAGTTATGTTACCAATGCAGAACCAAACAATTTCTGCTCAAGCATTTCCATTACTTGAATACTTAGACACAGTTAGAGAAACCAGAACTGGTGTTACAAGATATGCACAAGGATTAGACGCTGACAGTTTAAATAAAACTGCAACAGGAATTAATACTTTAATGACGCAAACACAAATGCGTATGGAGTTAATTGCTAGAATATTTGCAGAGACTGGCGTTAAAGAATTATTTGAAAAGATTTTTGAATTAACAGTTAAGTATCAAGAAGTAGAAAGATTAGTACAATTAAACAATGTATTTATTCCAGTAAGACCAACTGAATGGAAAGATAAATATAATATTAATATTGTAGTTGGATTAGGTTCTGGTTCTAAAGAACAACAATTAGTTATTTTAAACAGTATTCTTGAAAAACAAATGCAAGCATTTACTTTGCAAGGCAATAAAGAATATCCAATGGTAACTTTAAAAAATATTTATAATACGTTATCTAAGATGATTGAAAATGCTGGTCTTAAAAATACAGAAAATTACTTTGTTAACCCAGATGTTGGTATGCAGTATGTTCAACCACCACAAGCACCTGCTTTAACACCTATTGAAAAGATTGAATTCACTAGAATAGATAGTGAAAACAAAAGAAAACAAGCTGATTTGGAATTACAATTTAGACAATTACAAATGGACAATTCAAAAATGCAGCTTGACTTTCAATCAAAAATGAAAGAATTAGAGTTAAAGTATAATACACAGATTGACGTTGCAAAATTACAAGGAGAAGTAGATCTAACTAAAGCTAGATTAAATAATGCTTCTAAGAATTTAACAGCGGCACAAAAAGCTACGCAAGAATTTGGACAACAAGTACAGGAATTAAATGCAGGAAATGGATCAAACGAAACTCCAATCGGAATTAAGTAGATCAGAGAAAGCAAGACTTGGTTTATCAAATCCAATATTTGTGGAAGCGATAGAGAATTTAAAAAAATTGTACTCTCAAAGTCTGTTAAACACAGGCGTTAACGAACAAGATGCTAGAGAAAAATTATGGCTAGCATTTCAAATCGTTCAAAAAGTGGAACAACACTTTATTGAGATAATGGAAACTGGAAAACTTGCTAAGAAGCAATTAGAAGATTTCAGAAAATCCATTGATGGTCAAAAATTCTAATAATAAAAATTAGGATAGGTCAACCGCTTTATAGCGGAACTTCAACTAAAAGGAGACAATATGTCAGAGTACCAAGCTAACCCCACAAAGGGAGCTGCGTCTGATGTGCAGATAGCTGCAAAATCAATTTCTGGATTGCTTAATCCGCAAACAGGAAAAATTGCTGAGGTTAAAAAACCAGAAGCAAAAACTGAAGTTGAGCAAGAAGCTCAAGTTCAAACAGAACAACAAGACGTTGCTGAAGAACCAATAAATCAGGAATCTGAAACAGATCAACCTGAGGTTACAGAGGAAACGCAAACAGAAACAGAACAAGAGACTAGTGATGTTTCTGAAACTGAAGTATCTCAAGAACAAACAGATAACATTCAGAAAGAACCTGATTCCACCTTTACTGTAAAAGTAGCAGGTCAAGAATTAAAGGTTACCTTAGATGAATTAAAAAAAGGTTATTCCAGAGATGCTGATTACCGTAGAAAGACAGAAGAATTATCTTTTGAAAAAAAGCAATTCCAGTCTGAAACGGATCAACAAAGGCAAGACTATTCTAAACGTTTGTCTGAATTAAATCAGATACTTGCTTTTACACAACAACAATTAAATTCAGAAATCAACAATGTTGATCTGAATAAATTGTATGAAGAAGATCCAGTTGAAGCTACAAAAGTAGAACGTCAAATTAGACTTAAAAAGGATAAGATGATGGAAGCTGCTCAGAAGTTACAACAGGAACAACAAAGACAACTGAACTCATACGTACAAGAGCAACAAAGAATCTTGGCACAAAAAATGCCAGAATTTACTGATGCTCAAAAAGCTAGTTCAATTAAAAACAATTTAAGAAATTTTTTAAATTCTTAC